GGCATTGAGGTTCCAGCGTTTCCTCTGGTGTATGCTGACCCTGAAAACCTAGACGATTGGCTGCTGGCTCATCAGGTTGAGCATCAGTTTTTTGCATCGCAACTAGGTTTATCTAATCCTTTTAATATGCTTGACGCTGATTGGCGAAAAGAGGATGATTTTTACCAGTGGCTTGCTGAGCATGTGCTTGCTCACGAGCAGATTGCAGCGTCTTTGGGGTTAACGTAATGGTCGCACCGTCTCAGCCTATTATTGGTAAAACGTCTAAAGATAAAGACGTTATGGGTGCTTTGCGTCAAAAAAAGACGGGCGCTAAAAATCAAAACGTCAAACTTAACTCTGCTCAAATCATTCAGTCATCTGCTAAAAAAGAAATGCCTGATTTGGACATCAATAAGTTTATGTCTACGTTGGGTACTATGGTGCAGCGCAAAATGGTTCAGTTGTTGCAGATTGGCAATACTGTCTTTTTGTTAAAGCCAAAGTCTCCAACAGAGGTTGAGTTCCATACTTTTACCGTTGAGCCACCAGAATCTTTGGTTAAGAGATACCAAGCTGGTGTCAACAGTTTGAAAGAAATGGGCTTTAAAAAAGCAATTTCTTATTCAACTTCTCCTGCTTTTAACAAGATTGCCGAGCAAACTGGGTTGCCTGTAAAAATTTCTCAGTCACAACAGATGATTGGTGGTAAAATGGTTCCTGCTTATAAATATGAATTGGATCTGTAATGCCCGCTGTTGCTATCGTTGCCGCTGTAGGATTGGGTGAATTAGGTGTCACCGCTGCTGGTGTTGGCGCAGCTTTGCTTGGCGCTGAAGCGGCATCAGCTACAATTATTGGAGCCACAACCGTTGGTGAGGTTGTTGGTGGCGCTATTATTGGCGCTGGAACCAGTGCTTTGTCATCTGCTGTTCAAGGCGGCGACATCGGGCAAGGTATGTTGGTCGGAGCTTTGACTGGTGGTATTGGGCCTGTTGTCTCTGGTGCAATTGGGTCTGCTTTAACTCCTGAAGGCTTGCAGGGACCAGGATTAAAACCTGAAATTGGCGGATCGTCTTTAGCTGGTGTTGCCGCTCAAAAAGGTTTGACAGGCGCTATTACTGGTGGGTTGGGCGCTGGATTAACTGGTGGTGACATTGGTCGCGGGGCACTTCTCGGCGGTGCTGGAGGTGGCTTAACAGGTGCTTTATCTGAGGGCTTGGGACTAACTGGAACAGAATCTAAAGCATTAGGCGGCGCTATTTCGTATGGTTTAGGCCAAGCATTTGCACCTGATACGGCAACCCGTAGAGCTACTACAGCGTCTGTTGGCCCGACTACTTACAGCCCAACTGTTGCAGGACAAGCTCCAACTGCTACATCTACGGCTCCGTTAGGCGGTGCATTGCTTGCATCCCCCACTTTGGGTTATACTCCTGGCAGCACTTTCTTGGGTGGTTCTGACAAGGACAAGCCCGCACAAAATGTTTGGAACCAAGCGTCCTTGAAAGAGGGTGCACAAGTAGGACCGAGTAGCGATGGCTCGCAAGCACAACCTAGCTGAAGTGTTACAGACTGAAGTATCTGGCTCTATGCCATTGAAAACACTTGCAAAGGTGTTGGCAAGCAAGGGTAGGCGTGGTGACACCATGCTGGCGCATATTACGCCTAAAGAGGCTAAAAAGCTGAAGAAAGCTGGTGGTGCTGGTACGACCAACCCTGAGACTGGCTTGCCTGAGTTTTATGGTGAAGAAGTTTATACACCTGAAAGTTATTTTATGGCAGATGTGCCAGATGTATCACAACAGATGGTTGATTCTAATGTTTTGCAAACATTTCAAACACCTGAATCAACTGCCAATTATTTTTCTCAAACACCGAGTGAAACTGGGTTTAGACCAGGTTATCAAGATGTCGTTTCGGCTCAACAGCCTGCCTCGTTTATCAATCCGCAACTTGAACAAACTTTGCAACAACAAGGTTATCCTGAATATCAACCAGAACCACCTGATCCAGGTTTTTTAAATAGATCACAATATGCTGGGTTAGGCGATATATTTGGCTTGAAATCTTCTGGTCAAACTTTAGCGTCTCAAGCTACGGCCCAAGGAACCTCTGATCTCACTGATGCTTTGCGCGGTGCTTTTGCACAAACATCAGATACAACACAGCCTTCTCAATTATCTCAGTTATCTCCTGAAGATCAACAATCTATCAAAGATTATGCAGCATCAGGTGGCAAAGATGCTGGTGGCTTGCTTGGCAAGATGGGCTTGTCAGATCTGCTCAAACTTGGCGTTGGCGGTATTGGCGCTCTGATGGGTCGTTCTCAGCAACAAGCGGCTATCAAGCAGGCTGCGGCTGCTGCACAGCAATATAAAGATGCTGCTGCTGCTGCGTCTCAACAATTGCAGGGTCTTGCACAGCCCTTTCTTGGTCCAGGATATACAGCCTTGTCACAAGCCAATCAGGGTACTTTATCTGCAGCTAACCGTCAGGCATTTGACGTTGCTCGTGCTCGTGCGGCTCAGGCTTCTGCTCGTTCTGGTGGCGTTGGTGCAGTGCAAACTTCTATAGAAGAAGCTCGCATGTATCAGCAATTAGTATCAACTCAGTTGCAACAGGCTATGACTTTGATAGCACCTGGCAACACTTTGGCGGCTGCTGCAATTAGCACAACTCTTGCTGGTCAGCAAGGTGCATTAAAATTGCAATTAGATCTTGAAAGTCAAGCAAATCAAGCTGCTACAAACATGTATTCAGCTTTAGCTAAGATGGTGGCGTGATATGGCTTTTAATGACGCAACAGATGATTCAGTTTCTGACACTTTTGCTCGGTTAACTAAACCTAAAAAGCAAGAGAAAGAACCTCGTGTAGAAATGGCTGAAGTTTCTACTGGTACAAAGTCTGACGCTGGTGGTGGGCAAACTAAACCCGCTACGACTATTGGTACACCATCAGAAGAATTGTTAAAATTAGAACCTTTGATTCGCAAAAAAGGTGAATTAGAGGCTCAAGATGCAAAAATGAAAGAAGGCCAATCTGCTGCTGAAAAAGCGCGGCAAGCTGCTATTTATGAGCAATACAAGCCAGAACTTACCAAAAAGTTTGAAACTTTTCAGCCTACAAAAGATTCATTATCAAGTCTTGCCAGCGTTGGCATGATGATGATGGCTATTGGCAGCATGGGTGGTAAGAAAGGTTTGACCTCTGCAACAGGCGCTATGAACGCTATTGCAGGCATGGCAACTGGCTACCAACAGGGCCGCAAGGAAGAGTTTGATCGTCAGAAACAAATCTTCGAAGAAAACTATAAAATTATGAAAGAGAATCAGGCTCAGATTGAAAAAGAGTTTCAATATGCGCTGAAGTACGCCAAAACAGATTTGACTGGTGCTGCAAACTATTTGAAGCAACAAGCCAACGCTCGTGGCGACAAAACATTTGCTGCTGCTGTAGATAATAAAGGTGTTGTTGGATCTATCAACGATCAAGTTTCCGCTGCTCGTAAAGGCATCAGTACGACAAAAGAAGAGCTTCGTAAAATTGGTATAGATATTGAAGTGCAGAAATTAAACATCGAAGCCGCAAAACTTGCAAAAACAGGCGATGCTGGAAAAGAAAAAGAATTAGCTGATTATTTTAATAACAACCCAACGGCTGTTCCAACAACTGATGCCGCAAAGATTGCTGTAGAAAAGTATGGTACACCAGAAGCCAAACAAAGAGTAAAGCTAGGCAAAGACGCTGGCAAATTTGAGGTTGAATATAATCAAGTAAAAGATGTGATTGGAGATGATGTTAAAAAAGTTCCAGTTACTGAAATTAAACAAGTTTATAATAAAATGGATACCGCTGGTGAATTGTATGAAATTTCACAAAGCATAAGAAACAACCCGTGGGCTGCTGGTGTTTTAGCAAAAACTGTCAATGCGTTTGATAGGCTTTTGATTAACAGATACCCAGATAACAAAGAAGTATCAGGTGAATTTTCAAATCTTTCTGGAATTGTTTCTCAAGATAAATCTGTTTTTGAAGGTGTTCCAGAAGATAAAATATCTGAAGCACGGCTTATTCAAAAGAAAGTTCTTGATGCTATTAACGCTAGGGCTTTGGCAGCAAACCCTCAAAATAGATTGTTAATATCTGAATTAAAAATGCAAAAAGATGTTTTGGACACTGTTAACATGTCTGCGAAGACTGCTGCTGATACTTATGAAGGAATAGCAGATAGTGAACTTACGTCTATGAAAAGACGTTATAAGTGGAAAGATGAAACAGTAGATAAGTTAAGAAAAGATATTTTTGTTGCTAAAGAAACTGAAGAGCAACAAGCATTAAAATGGGCAAATGAACATCCTAACGATGAACGTGCCATAGAAATTAAAAGAAGATTAGGAGCGCAATAATGCCTTTTGATCCTGATAAATTTCTTGGTAAAGAAAGCTCGTTTGATCCTGATGCTTTTTTAAAAGGGTCAAAAAAAGAGACAAAAGCCGCCGCGCCTGTAAAAGAAGAACCTGTATATGATGTGATGGGTGTGCCTACTGGTTACACTCAACCAGCACTTCCTGGTCCGTCAAAAGCTGTTCAAGAGTTTGAACGCAAAGAAGGTCCGTTTGGTTATGCTAAAGAATATGGCAAAGGCGTTGCTGCGTTAGCAGCAGGTACTCCAGCTGAATTAACTGTCAATCTTCCTAGCACCATCGAATCATTAGGGCGCAATATTATTGGGTTGATTCCTAAAGCGTATAGTTCTTATAAAAATATAGAACCTTCTGAAGAAGCTAAAAAACAACTTGAAAAATTTACTAGTGAAACATCTATTCCTCGTGTTGGATACGGTATTCCAGAAGCATCTAAATATTTGTTTGGTGAGCCTAAATCAGACATAGCTAAGGGTATGAGAACTGCTGGAGAGGTTTTGGGAGTTCCTTCACCTTTCGGTGCTTATGCTGCTTTGCGCCCAGGAATATCAATACCTAGCAAATTGACTCGTGCTATTGAAGACGTTGGTATTGCAGGAGAGCGCCTTGCTGAAAAAGGAAAGGCTGCACTGTCTGCTGAAGAAACAACTGCCGCAGAACGGTTAAAGCGGTTTGGGTTGCAACCAACAGAAACAAATAAGATCCAAACACTTGCTCGTGGCGAGTCTAAACTTGCACAGCCAGATACAGTTCAAATGTTTGAAGCTGGTAACGATGCAGAAAGTACAGCTAGAAAATTGGCTGAAACTAAAGGTGCTGCTGCCGAAAAGAAACTGGAAACAGTAGGTGGTGGAGCTTTCAAAGCATATGAAAATGTTGCAAAAGAAAAAGAAGCTACAGAACCTTTTGGTTTATCTGAACAGGGTAAAAACCTTCAAAAGCAATTAGGTGTAATAATTAGTGGCGGTGAAGGTCCATTAAGAACTTATGGGCAAAAAACTATAGATATAGCCAAAGATATTTATAAAGAACTTTTTGGTCGTTTATCTTCTGATATTTCTCCTAAAGAAATAGAAGCTGTTGCATCACGTTTGCCAAAATCTAGTTCTCAAGCAGTAAGAGAAATACAAGCTAAAAATATTATTTTAGACAGAGAGAGTAGAAGGCCAGTTGATTACAAAATTGTTGACGATAAATTAAGAGAACTTCGTCAAACGGAACAAAGTAAACAAAATGAAGCAGCAACTGCAATTGCTCGTGAGAGATATGCTAGTGCTGGTGATATGGTTGAAGATGCCCTTAAAACTTGGGTAGGTGAGGATGTATATCCTCGTGAAATATATAAAGAAGCTGCGAAAGATAAAAATGCTTGGCAAACTCGATTGGGTGAAGTTTTGAGATCCAAGAGAGAAATTCCTTATTCTGCAAAAGCTGCTGAATATGAAAAACCAGAAGTTCTTAGCACTTTGTTTGAAAGCCGCTCATCAACAAACTTTACAAAAGAATTGTTGGGTGAGGCAGAAACAAACGCTCTTGCTGAACGACATGCAATGAATGAATTGCGGAAAAAGAAAACTTCTGCTGACGTTGACGCTTGGATGAAAGATAGCGGAAACGCTTTTATTTATGAGATTCCTGGTCTTTCAGATAAACTAAAGTCTTACTCATCATCTATCCTTCGCAGAGAAGAAGAGTCTGCGGCTGTAGGAGCCTTGCGTAAAGAGGCTGCTGGTGTTCCTAAAGAGACAGAAAAGTCTCGTAAAATAGTTGAGAAAAGCATTAGGGATCTTCAAGAAGGTTTGGATTCTCCAACCAAACTATCTGACAAATGGTCTAAGGCTAGAGAAAATCTTGAAGCTACAGGTTTATATACGACTCAAGAACTTGATAATCTTGGCAAGGAAATATCAGTAATAAGCAAAACTGCCGACACACAACAACGCCGAGAAGATTTGCAAAAAGTACTTACAAAGATGCTTTTCAAATATGGCGGTGGTGGTGCTGGGGCATATGGTGTTTACGAAACATTTTTTGGAAATAAATAATGTCTAAGAAAAACAATGGTATAAACCCAGATCTTGAGAAAGCGGTTTCAGAATTGCTCAAGTCTATGAACACTTTGGACATAGATGAGAAACTCAAGATCATTGACCGAGCTATCAATCTTGAGAAACTGAAACAAAAAGTTTCTGAAGATGAATGGGGTTCTGGCTTTAAGACAGATCCTGATGTATAACATCTATGTTTAACAGGGGTCATAAACATGGATGTAACATTACTGACTATCATTCGCGTAGGTCTGTCGGTGCTCACCGGAAGACTTTTAACTCTACTAAGCCTTCTAATGGTGTTCATCCTGTCTTGCTGGGTCATGTACGACCCGTCTCCATTAAGGATGTACGTCGCAGGGGGATTTGCTATACTGGTATTCATCCCTTCGATTGTTAAGGAGACTAAAAATGAAAGACAAGAGCGGCAAGACAATCAATGACGCACAGCCTATGGCTACTGCGACTCGTCCTCAGATGCCTCGTGATGTACTAGGTCACGGTACAAATAGCTGGACCTCTGGCGTAGCACCTAAGGGTGGCTATCATTCTACATGGGATTTCTCTGGTCGCACTGGTGACTACAAGAACAGCCCAACTAACAAGCCGGAGAAGGGGACAATCTAATGTCCATTAACTCTGCTTTTCAGGCTATGAGCAAGACGTACAAAGCCAACGCAACTACGTCTACTCAAACCATTACGATCACGCCTGACGCTCCCTGCACCAAGCTGTGTGTAGCAAACCATCAACCGACTGGCAGCGGTGGTCAGCCCGTATACTTTAATCTGAGCACTTCTAATGCTTCGATTACTTGCACAGCTCCATCTAACGGTTCTCCGCAGTCTTGCTTAGTGTCTGTGCCTGGCACTATCAAAGTGTTTCAGATCCCAGGTCAAGCATCCAATACAAACCCATTATATGTAGCGTTTATTGGTGAAGCTGCATCTGAGTGCTACTTTACTCTTGGTGAGGGCATCTAATGTCTGGACCTTCTCTTTCAGTTGGACGTTGAAGATTAAATGGGGTCGAGAATGAGTGTGACGGTAGTTATACCCACAACGGGTGCGAGTACCCTTTTTGATGCAGTCGATAGTGTACTGGATCAAGATTATGACACTGACTGTATGGTTGTCATAGACGGCTTTGAAAACGAAGATAAGGTCTGGAATGAGATCTGGATGTTAGAAGACAACCCCAGATGCCATATAATGATCCTGCCTTACAATGTTGGCGCTAATGGTTTCTACGGACACAGGGTGTACGCAGCCATTGGTCACTTAGTAAACACAGATTATATCTGTTATTTAGATCAAGATAATTGGTTCGATGTTAATCATGTTAGTAGTCTTGTTAATGTTATTGACCGAAAAGGCCTTGATTGGGCTTACTCATATCGCAAGATTGTGGACAAAAACGGGAAAATGATCTGCAACGACAATTGCGAGAGCCTAGGTAAAACTACTAATTTTGTTGATACCAACTGTTATATGGTGAGCCGTAAGGTTGCTGAGGCTATCGGGCATGTGTGGAACGGTGGTTGGGGTAGAGACCGTGTGTTCTACGATGTTGCCAGCAAGTATTTTCCAAACTTTGACGGATCTGGTTTATATACGGTAAACTATAGGCTTGACGGAAATCCTGACAGCGTGAAGGCTGAGTTTTTCCTTGAAGGTAACAAGAAGAGGGCGTAATGGCTTTTGGTATAGATGATGCTATTGCGGCTGGCTTGAAGGTTCTTGACAAGTTTGTTCCAGATCCTGAGGCAAAGGCTAAAGCTGAAGCTGAGTTACGTTCTTCTTTACAACAATGGGATAAGGCACAGACAGATGTTAATGCAGTGGAGGCTTCTAACCCGAATCTATTCGTTGCTGGCTGGAGGCCTATGATTGGCTGGGTCTGTGCTTTGGCACTGGCCTATCAATATCTGGTTTGTCCTCTCGGTATGTGGATCGCTACCTCTTTACATTTGGCGGTAACAACGCCACCTAAGCTAGATGATAGTCTTTGGCAGCTCATGTTCGGTATGCTAGGCATGGGTGGTCTTAGGACTTTTGAAAAGCTAAAAGGGGTCAGCAAATGAAAAATAACTTTGAACAGTGCTTGGCACTGGTGCTGCGGTCTGAGGGTGGGTTTGTTCAGAATCCTAAAGACCCAGGCGGTGCTACCAATCTTGGCGTGACTAAAGCTACCTATGAGTCTTATGTAGGTCATGCAGTCACGGTTGATGACATCAAGGCGTTGACACCTGATACCGTTGCTCCGTTGTACAAGAAAATGTACTGGGACAAGGTGCGGAGCGATAATATCGCTCTTGGTTTGGATTATGCGTTGTTTGACTTCGCTGTTAACTCAGGCCCACGTCAGGCTACCAAGTTCATCCAGAACATTGCCAGCGTTCCTGCTGATGGTTTGATGGGTGATCGCACTGTTCAACAGCTTGCAAAGCTGGATGCCAGTGACTGTATTACAAGGTTATGCAATGAGCGGTTGCAATTTTTACAGCAGCTCAACACTTGGGATACGTTTGGTAAAGGCTGGCAAAAGCGCGTAGATGCAGTACAAAAACGCGCTCTTGATATGGTTAACGCTTCTTGAGCGAACGCACGATGTGGTTGTAAGAAGCCACAATGTGCTGCACATGATACATGTTAGTGCTGGATAGAAGTAAGAACTTAAAGGTTTCTCTATCCATCACTCATCCTCCTCATAGTCTGGCTCGGCAGACCATTCTTCTTCAGCATCCCATTCTGGATCTGAGAATTTAATTTGTGATGCAATTTCAACCGCATCCTCTTCGTTGCAAGCACTAACAACTATAGTTTTAACGTGCTTCATGGTAACTTTGTAATTCACATTTGCACCCATCACATCAACCTTCCATCAAATGCGTATGTACCGTGGTGAGACAGTTGCACCCAAGGGGCAGCATAGATCTTGCCACCTTGCAAACGCCACTGCCGACAGAAATGATAATCCTCTGACAACAAACGCTCGGTCTCAGGCTCAATGCTTTCAGTAAAGTATTGCGTAATGCGTTCGCGTGGAGCATTTGCATTAGCAAGATCCACTACGTCATTGATATAGCTCGGTGTTTTGTCTTTCAACTCTTCAAATACTTTACGCTTGATGAGCATAAAACCAGTGCCACCTGCCCAGATCTCTAAGGGTTCCCCCACAGGAACAGTAACACTACCAGCGTAATCGACAAGATTGAGAACCCAGCTGCCAGTATAATGCTTGAGATTGTTGACATCTTCTCCATTGGTTACACCCTTTGCAACCTGAGCCCAGTTGATTTCTTTCTTCGGGTAGATCCCGCAGATGATGTCCTTGTCAGCATCAAGCATAGGCAATACCTGATCGCCATAGAACTGGATGTCTGAGTCAATGAAAAACAAATAGTCTGCATCTGTTTTCATAAACTGATTAACCAGTGCATTACGTCCACGAGTGATGAGACTTTCGTTGACCAGCACACTAACCATTGCTGAGTGCCCTGCCTGCCCAAAGACGGCTTGCAGGTTGAGTAGGCTTGTCATGTAGAGTGCGTTGCAAGCACCCCCGTAGCAAGGCGTTGCGATAAATATTTTAGCCATTTAGAAGACCCCTCATATTGAGAACTGGTTGTTTGTTATAGACGAGAGCAAAGTGTTCAGCACACCAACTCTTGCCTGCCATAGATCGTTTGCCGCAGACCCGTGTATTTTCAGCATTAGGTTCCCCCTGAACCCACTTACACTGACAGTTATTTGTATATACAAAAAGAACCCCAGTCGTTTGTTTAGGAGGTTGCACCTCAACAATAGGTTGGGCCAAAAAATTATCCAAATTTTTTTGAATTGTTTGTGGTTTGCGTTGAATTTTAACCACAGTCTTTTTAGGCCTAGTGTTAGAAAGTCCTGCTCTATGTATGTAACCTACAATAGAGTTTTTAGTTCTATTCAGCTTGATGGCAATATCAAGTATGGTTGCACCTTTCTCGTGCATCTCTAACAAGATCCGCCTGTGTTCATCAGGCCATATAGCAGAGGTGACAAATTTACGTTTGTTCATGGCACTCTCGCTACATGTTGTTTCAACTGCACAAGGGTAATAGCTTTCAGTTTAGACTGTATGTGTTTGGTTCGTTTATGCTTTTTCTGAGCGTCCTTGAGTTGCAGGATCAAAATCTCCCTCTCAGATAGAGGGCGGGGCTTTCTCAAGTCCCTTATAAACTTTTGTATTCTTAGCTTGGCTCTCGTAAACATTCATCAGCTCCCAAAAATCTGTCAGACGCATGATGACGATTTCTTCTTCACGGTCTGCTTTTGCTATGACGATTGGTTTTTGTATGCCAGACGCAGCCTCAATTGCTTGATCCAGCCAGCCGTAGACACGCCCGATGGTGGCGTATCGTTTACATTCTATGAGCCAGCGAGCGAGGTTAATGTCCCCGCCGCTGTCACGAGTCTGGTTCAAGTTTCGAGCAGCGTCATAACCCATGCGTTTGAGTTCATTGACTATATCGCGCTCGAACTGGTGACCCTTATTGCGTTGCATTTTACCCATCAAAATGGCACTTCGTTGTCATCGCGGGACACTGGGCGAGGATAGGCCTGTTGTTGCTGACCGTCTGGCTTCCAGTTGTTGACTTTAACGCTAATACTTTCCCATTTTTCCAAGTTATTCCAAGCAGATAGTTTGATCTCATCACCTGCTTTGTAATCTTGATCTAACACGAGAGTGCCTTTTAGGTCTGGACCTTGTGGGTGTTTCTTGTATTTATCAATGCGAAGTGTGCCTTTGCCTGGTTCTTTAGCCATTACATTTGCTCCAAAATATCTTTGTTGACGTTAGAAAGTTGCATCAAGCGTGAGGTTTTATCATCGTCACTCAACTTCTTTGAGTCGCTGATCCGGTTAGTCAGATCCATGTAAGCGTCAGGCCAAGCGGCTTCTTCGCACCACATGTGAACTTTGCGACCACCGTCTCCGTCTGGGATGTAGAGGGGAAACTTACCAGTCGTGTCCTCCTCGATCTCCTCAGCCAGCTCCATGTGTTGGATTTGCAAAGGTTCTTTGTAAGACTTGTCAAAGTCCATAACCTCCTCGACCGCATAGTGACCAAGGATACAAGCAGGATAGACACGCCGCACACCTTCAGAGATCACCCGTGCAGCCAGCATAGCCCTAGGGTAATTCTTCCAGTTGTCCTTTTTGGCAAGCCCAATCTCGTGTGCCTGCTTAAGCGTCCATGCAAGCGTAAGAGACCCGCCAGCAGCGTGTGAGAACGTCATCTCCACCTTCTCGTCAGTGTATGTGCCATACTCAACCTTGCCACCAGCGAGCTGAAAGCGGGCAAGAATGGCCTGAGACTTGAGAGCAGGACGACCCTGAATGATGTCGTATTCCTGCACAACCGTTGCTGGGTGCTTGTTCTCAGCCTGAGCCACAGCCATGATAGCCATGACCTGATCCTCAGACTTGAACCCATAAAAACCTGACTTAACAATGGCTTGCGCCATAGACTTCATGTCGTTTACTGGTACCAGATTGCTCATTGAATCCTCCAAACGCGAACACCACCTTCAACAGTCCTGCTTGCAAACCTTTTATTTTCTGCGCTTTTGTTGTGAATACTTAAAACATTTGAAAATTGAGTGGAATTTATCCTAGGAACAAAAAAACTGTCACCGACCTTCATTTGCTCAAAAGGATATTTTAATTGTTTTCGGCTCGAAGCGGTTAAGAAAGGTATGTTTTCTTCGATTTTATATTCACAAAGTGTTTTATTTCTCTTCATCGTCTTCTTCCTCTTTTGTTAACTCAATGTCGTAAACCTTTGAAACAAAATCCATAATGTCTTTCAAAGGGAATGTGGCTGCTGATGACTGGTAGTTGTTTGTGACAATCGCTGTAATGGTGTTGTCACCATTGTCGCAAAACGTCAGCATTGAGTTTGTTTTGTCGTTAAATAACCGAACCTCTGTCTTCATCATTTTTTTGCCCTTTCCCAATTAGCGGATCTCAAATCGTTGATTTGATCCCCAAGAACCTTGTCGCGTTCGTATCGCTTGATAAGATCAGTTTGAACATCAATACTTTTTTCCAATTCGTTTATCTTTTCAGTCAGTTGTTTATTTGTCTCCACTAAACCAATCACGCGGCCCATGATAAAATCTGCTGTTTCTAATGTGACTGTTATCGTTTGAGTCATTTTACCAAAAACCTCCGTGACCCTGCTGTTTCATCTTTGTATTGCTCGTAAAGTTTAGGATTTTCCTGCTCAAAGCGCTTGGCATTGAACCGTTTGCTGCCCTTAGCCGTCTTCCATGTGACCAGAATATCACCAGCCACGTTGACCAGTTCAGCCTTGTCACCCATGAAAGACATCAATCGAGCCTGAGCGATCTCTTCCTTGTTCTCAAGCTCTTTGATCCTGACCTTGATGTCCTTCAAGGCTTCGCAGTATTCCTCAATCACCTTGGTAGCCATGATGCTGGTGCCATCGTCCTTGCGGTAAATGCTCTGAGCCTGCTCGACCGTCTCTGGGCTTGGCAGTTGACCTGTCTTGTGCATACCCCACCAGCCAGCAGCGCGTTGGATGAAGTCTGCCTTCATCTCAGGCGTAACGTCTATGCGCCACCAACGAAACCGCTGACCGCCAAACAAAACCGCAAAGTAAATGTGGTCTACATCAAAGACGGTAGCCTCATGGATGCACTGCACAATGTCGTGCTCTGGCAGCTTAGTCCAGTGATCGTCCATGTCTGGATATTTTTTAAACTGGTGATCGCCAAAGTTCTTAACCTCCAGCAAGCCCTTGTCGCCTGTCCAGAAATCACCATGCGCACGCAGCCACGGCTCTGTTGAGTGCTGACCTGCAATGTCCAGGTCTCTGACGCTAATGCCTGTCTGCTCTTCCCAAAGACGACCAATAGCACCTTCGAGATATATTCCCATCTGCACAGCCTCTATGCCTGACAGGTCTGCTCGTTCTTTCTCGCCACGTTTTTCAAGCAAAACGTCCAGCAGTTGCCCTGATACAGCTCGACGGCTGTCAGTTGCCCACCATGCGCTTTGTCTGTCTTCTGGGGCAAATCCTTCCCCGATGATATGTCCACCACTTGCCATGTTATGCCTCTCCTACTGCTTTGCCGTTCTTCACATCGAAGGCGGCTGATTGAATATCAACTTGTAGAAGGTGCAAACCATGCAGAGTATCAGCAAAAACCCCAACCACCTCACGAGGCAGCAAATGCGGGTGTAACGCATAAAGCCCGTGCTTGGCCTGTTCCAGCACAGTGTGCATGTTGCTCAAATGCTGTAGGTTTTGTTCAATTTCTTTTTTCATAGTAGCGACCCTCTGTGTGATAGTCTTATATTTATATATACAGGATGTCAAGCACCTTGCGAATAAAAAACTTTATGCTATATAAAAACCTGTAAACTTTCACACGGAGAATTAAAATGAAAGAACAAGTCCTTAGAAAGACACTGCTTTTGCCTGAAAGCCTTTGGGAAGAAGCCGAAGATTTTCGGTTCGTAGCTCGCATAAAATCTGACACTGAAGTGGTTAGGACACTCATGCAGGCTGGATTATATTTGATGAAACTGCGCGAAGACCCTCTTTACGTTAAGGACGAAGAAGCTGCTGTGGAGCGTCTTAACGCACAGGGGTAAGCCATGCGGTGGTTCAGGCTTTACGATGACGTGCTGAACGATCCAAAGGTGCAGAGGCTGAGCGGTGAAACGTTCAAGCTCTGGATCAATGTGCTTTGCATAGCTAGCAAGCATGGTGGCGTTCTGCCTAGCCTTGACGATTTGGCGTTCCAATTACGTCTGCCAGAACTGGTTTGCAAAACGGAAATAGACACGTTGAAAGCAGCCGGACTGATAGACGGAGAAAAGAAGCTAAAGCCTCACAGTTGGGAGAAAAGGCAATATAAATCAGACACTTCCACTGAGAGAGTGAAACGTTTCAGGGAACGTTCCAGTAACGTTGCAGAAACGGTCAATGAAACAGGCCCAGATACAGAGACAGAAACAGATACAGAAACAGAAACAAAACAGATCATTAAAAGAGTTATATCGCCGCGAGGATCGCGTCTCGAAAACGAATGGAAACCTTCTGTTGAAGATTTGGATTTTGCTCGGCAGTTGGGCGTTGATGGCAGCAAGGAAGCAGAGCGCTTCCGAGACTACTGGATTGCCCAACCAGGTCAGAAGGGCGTCAAAGCTAACTGGTCGTCGACGTGGAGAAACTGGTGCCGCAACGCGAAACCAACACAAGCACCAACCTTGACGGTTGTTGATAAGCAAGCAGAACTGGAAAAAGTTAGACAGGAGATCGCAGGATTATGGCAAAATCAGAGCTGAAACTATCCGATTGGGATCAAAAAGCCTTGTATTTCATGAAATTGAGCGCCGATGGCGATCAAATGGGCTACATGTTACGCAAAGAAGATCCAGCATCTGAAGTATGGTGGAAATATTTCATCAACAAAGGCATGAAGCAAAAAGCCCATTACCTAGCCTCACGCATGAGGCAGGACAAGGAATATATGGTGCCATGCAAAGACCCTACCGATTTGGACACCAGCTACAGAGCACATGCCAAGCCTAGGATGCCCTACAAAGACGAATAAACAGCCCGCCAGCGGCTTTCGTCGGTTTGGTTGGCACTACCCTAGCAGAGACAACACAATGAAGATTTATAAGCCTAATGAAAACATCACGCTTTACCATGCTGATTGCCAAAGCATATTTGATACATTGCAATTTGACTCGATTGTAACAGATCCTCCTTACGGAATGTCATTTGTTTCAAATCATAGAAAAGAAAAACACAAATTTATTGAAAATGATGACAATGAAGAATTGTTAAAATGGATATGCAATGTAAATGTTAATCATTCAAAGTATGTTTTTTGCCGATGGGATAATATATATAATGTTAATAAACCTAAATCATTGATAACATGGGTAAAAAATAATTGGTCTATGGGTGATTTAAACCATGAACATGGAAGACAGACTGAAACCATATTGTTTTATGCTGGAGAAAAACACTTTTTTCCTAATGGTAGGCCATCTGATGTTATAAAAGCACCTAGAACATTAAACAATTACCATCCGACTGAAAAACCAATTCAACTCATGCACGCAATTATTGAATGGACTAACGGAGTTGTCATTGATCCGTTTATGGGATCAGGATCAACAGCTATTGCATCAATTAGAGCCAATAGAAAATTTATCGGCATTGAAATTGATGAAAATTATTTTGAAATAGCATGTAATAGAATTAAACAAGAATTGCAGAGCCCAATGTTATTCTGATGGTTAGAACAGGTTTATTTAAATATGTTATATATGAATTGGTAGATGAACATCATAAAGCAGGATGGATGATAGTTTCTGATTTGTTTTGCCATCATGGTTTTTATGCTGTTTTAATGTGGAAATGTGATTGCTAAAAAAAAGACCCCACCGAAGCGGGGCCAGTCTAGGGAGGAAAACACTAGCAAGGAGAGCCAGTGAGATTTGTTATAGACCCATGCGAGCCGTGGTGCAACCACAAAGCGTGATTGCAAGCAGCATTGCTAGGCATGAATAGAATATAAACACTGCGATCCAGTCTTTTATGTCACCCTTGTGCATTGTGATCCTCTGGTGGTGCTAGTGTTTGCATCAAATCGTGCTCTACCTTAGCCAGCATCTCGTCATCAACCTTAGCAGTTTGCAATGGTTGCTCAATTGATCCTGTTAGTGATCCATATAAAGACATGATCTCTATCATGTTACTAATCATAACAGGCTTTGCAGCCACTTTTGCCTCAAGATATGCAATGTGCATAAGGATGCACTCTTGCACAGAAACAGGTCTGTTTAGCTTGAGCGTTGCAATATTTGCAGCTTTTTCCCATAAGACTGCATTGTCCCCATAATGATACTCGTTAGTGTTTTGAGCATGTGAGACGTTCACAAGTGTTTCATCAAGTGTCATTTTCAACCCCTATATCTTTGATTTTAGTGTCATCTTTGTCATACATATAATTTTCTCTGACATATTTAATTATCTCATCATGTATTAACACTTGCAGATCATAAGGCTCTAGAGTGTTTTTGATTACTTCAGCAAGATAATGAGATAAGAATATGCAATCGCCAAGGTTTACCATTGGCAAGCCACTGATGCGTGGCTTTTTAGGTTCCTCGCTCATTTTACAATCTCCCAATCGCTAAGTTCAGACTTCCATAGGATGCGAGTGCCCGCATTGCCTCGAATCTCGTAATAATCTGCACGTTCCTCTGTTACTCCCCAAGTTCCCCACTCAGGGTGTGATTTGCAGATAATGTTTGTTGCTCTAACTATAATATTCATAATAGACCCCTATATGTTTATATATATTAACCAAAAACTACCATGCACCACCAGCAAAGGTAGCACCAGATGATCAGACCAAGCGTAGCGAAGAGACTGTCTAAGATGGTTTCTGTGTGTTTCATGTTATGACCCCTTTTTTGTCTTTACTGGCTCAGGTAATGGCATCCAGTGTGTCACTGGCATACCAAGTTTGATTGGTTCTCCCCATGTTTCATGTGCAACACTGCACAATTCATACTTAAAAGGGACATTTGGGTTGTAAATGCCAATTCCTATTGAGTTTGAAAAGCTAACAAGCACCGGAGTTCCGTCTTTCGGAGCTGTTTCTATAGGTTGCCAGTCCATGTTATCCCCCTCACGCTGCTTGTTTCTGATAAAACAGCACTGCCTTAGCAATATAGCCATCGATCCAGCTCAATGATTCCTCATGCTGCTTGATAACCATTGCCTTGGTGACCCTGCTTTTGAGGTTCATAAACATACGCTCAGAGTAGTCACCAAATTGAAAGCAGTTGAACACACCTTCTTTGCGAACAATCTTTGCATAGCTATACAAGCCACCGCTGCTTGATTTGTAAGTCATAACAACAAGATAGGTGTTTTCACTGATAGCGGGCACATGCACTTCTGTTTCTGCTTGCCAGCCGTTTGTGCTTTTGCGGATATATGTTTTCATAATGTTTTCCTTTTATATATATTATATATAGATCATTATTAATCTATAAGTATGTTATATATCAATATATGAACTTGATCAATGTATATATTTATAGGTAAGAATACTTATATGGGTATGTATATAATAATAAACCAAGCTTCAAAATGAACTCGATTGTGGTTCATTCTTCCCGCGCGTTGTCAAATTGCCAAGTTGTCTGACAAGTTACATTTTGGGCATTTTGTAACTGGGTCGCCATGTGATGACTGCTCGAGAATCAATTTATTAAACATATTTTATTTGTTAATAATGACAGGTAGGGATTATTAAATATATTATGCGTTTGGACGGCTAAAATGGACTGCATGGGCCAAGGGGGGCCGTGTGGGTGTGCACCCCACAACTCTTCCCCCAAAAAAATTTCTTGGTTGTTTTTAATTATTCGGTTATATGGTGTTGTATGGTTATACAGATTGATAAACATATTCCGGTGAACAAGTTTCTGAAGCGAGCTCGGAAGCATAGTTATCCGTTTGCACAGATGGATCCTGGCGATTCGTTTTATGTTGAGGGTGATTTGGGTGTTTGCCAGACGGTTAGGACGCTGATGTGGCGTTTTACGAAGGAGACTGGCTGGAAGTTTGTGACCCGTCGGGATGATGGTGGGTTACGGGTATGGAGGATTAGTTGATGTTAGACTTTGACAAGCCGATAGATCGGAGGATCAATATCTTGACCTCTCAGATCTTTGAGATGATGTCTGGTGACGGAGCTGTGATTAGTATGGAGAGTTGCAAGCGTTTAGCTCAGAGCTGGGTGACTTGCGAGGACCGTGCTTATTACCGTGGTCGGCATAAGGAAGTTGAGAAGTTGCGTAGATTGATGGAAGACGTTTGGTCGGCTGAGGTGTGAGGGGGATTTCTCCCCCTTTAGTTTTAGGCGTATTCTTCTTCTGACCAGTCGTCATCTTCGTCTTCATCGTCTTCCAGATCTTCGTCTTCTGGATCGATGTCGTCTTCATAGTCGATGAGATCGTAGATTTCTGAGACGAGGAGGTATGCAGCGCCGAGACGTTCGATCAGGGACATTTCCATGAAGTCGGCTGATGGCTGGAAGGTTACTTCATCCACACCGTCGTCAGATTGCGAGAGAACAGCAGTACCAATTACGAGAGCCATAGGAATCTCCTTTGGAGGGTTGATAGACGGTTCCTAAGGTATATTTATTATATGAATATTAGAATACATATTTGTTACGGAACGCTGGTCGGCCACGGATCATCTCGCAGAACTCTGGTGGCATGAGATTGTTTTCTTCGTCAAAGGTTAGGAAAACGAAGCCAGCGCATTGCCTGTTTGGAGCACCTTCTGTGTATTCAAACTGCGGGCCCCACGGATCGGCTAACATTCCGCACTCGATACCATAATGGGAACCACGACGGTTCCTGACGGCTGTGAGTTGGAGCTGGTGGGTGTGGGAGGTGACGATGTTGATGCCTGAGTGCAGGGCGTTGTTCCATGCGGTGTGAATACCGCCACGGAATCGGTGCCGGATCTCGACTTCGTTGATGACGGTTGCCCAGCAAAATTCCCATTCTGGGAAACGGTCTTTGATGCGGCCTGCGTAGTCCTCTAATTCTGGGGCTGCTAAGGCTAGGTAGTTATCCACACGGATGTCGTGGTTGCCCATCGTCCAGATTTTGTGTGCGGAGAGGGGGAGCATTTTAAGATGCTCTCTGACGGCTTCAACTTCTTGAGAGATCTTGGGGGCTTTGGAGCCGAGAGGTCTACCGTGACGAGAAACTCTAGCGCCGTCAAGAATGTCGCCGTTAAGGACGATGCAGTCTGGCTTAAGTTGCTTGGCTATTTTGGCAAAAGCTTTCCACATAATGGTTGGCTCGCCAGGCCAGATGTGGGCGTCACCGCCAACAAGAACTGTTTTGATGTCTTTTTCTGGTGAGTAGATAGGTGGTACAACCCATTCAGTTGGTTCTAGTTGTTGGTGCTTTTGATCGAATAGGTGTGGGAAGAACTCTTTGGCTTTGGCAAGTTGCTGTCTGATTGTAGATCTTGGGATATTGAGTTGGAAGCCAGTGGCTCTTGCCGAGCCTGTTTTGTTGTAAACATTTATGACGTGAATGAGATGTTCATCAGGAACAGGTCTGGAAGCCATTTTAAAATCCTTAGTCAATTAAGGGTTTGCAATATAAACTTTTTTTGTATGTAGGTAAAATGACACAAACCTTAATTTGTTAAATTATTTGTTGCACATTGTTGTTTCTATAGTTATGTATATCTCATGCGCTTGTAGCTCAACTGGATAGAGCGTCGGTCTACGAAACCGAAGGTTGGAGGTTCGAAACCTTCCAAGC